ACGTGCTAATGTCTGAGCTATATTGCCAGCACCCAATCCAGTTCGAACAGCTTCATACCCATAAGTAGGCAATTTTGCGCCCAAGTTCCTGCCTAAATATCCGCCCCATCCTTCAGGTTCTTCGGGTTGCGCTTGTTGCATAGGAGCTGTGCCTTCTCCAAATTTGGTTACTTCAAAGCGGCCACTTGGTTGTTCGCCGAGTTTAGTTACTTCAAAAGGCATAGTTATACTGCCCTCCAAGATTTACCATCAGACTTTACTTTCTTGCCGTTCCACATGCCTTCCATGCCAGGATATTCACTTGCCGCCGGCAATTTATCTAATTTAGCACCAACCTTAACTTCAGGTGCTGCTTTTGGTGCAGAAGGTTGCGCCATATTTTTAGGCTTAAATCGAGGATATTTTTCGAAGAATTCTGGATATTCTTCAGGAGAATTAACGGCAGCGTCATAATCTGCCATTCTTTGATCTATATCTACAGGATATTTGTCATTCTTTTTTTGTTTAATTCTAAAAAGAGTTCTTTTTTTATTTTCTTCATCGGCATCTATAAGGGTTTGAACTAAATCCATATTAGTCTGCCAAGGAGATGATATATCCGGCTTGCCTTCTGCTACCAATTTGATTTTCATATTAGTAGGCTGTCCTTTTAAGGCATTTCCTAATTTAACAGGCAGAGCAGAAGTAAGTTTATAAAACTCTCTCATTTCTGGATTAAATGTTAACTTACCACCGGCTGCTCCCTGAATTAGCCCAGAAATCCAATTAGGCCAATCCTTTTTATGTCTCATTAGAATTTGTTTTATTCTTCTTGCATCTTTGCCTACATCTCCAATTATACTAGAGGTAGTCTGTTCAGTTTTTATGAATGGAGTAATCTTATTTGATTCCTGAAGTTCCAGTTCTTTATTAGCGCGTTGGGATTTTTCTAATTTTTCCGCTGCATTTATTTTATTTGCTTCTTGCTGATTGATTAGTTGCATGGTTTTATATTGATCTTCAGCATTCATTTTAGATAATGCTTCTTGCAGTTGTTGCTGATCAATATCAGATGCTTGACCTGGTTGTCCTAATTTGTTAATTAATCCCAATCCTGTAGAAAATGCTTCTTTGCGCGGTGCATTCATCAGCTCTTTTAAACCAGTTTGTTGCAAGCCAAGTGGCGCATCCGACCACGCCTTAGCTTTTTCTGGTGTCATGCCAGGCAATGTATTAAAGAATGCTTCGTTTTTTGCAGCTTGTTGTCTTTGTGCATATTCCTGCATCTTCATATTTGCGAGTGCTTGCATGCCGCTTGACAGACCTCTTCCAAGGCCTCCGCCTAATGATTCGCCCCAATTTGTTTCACGAGGCAATATTTGTAAAGGCATTCTATCTCCTTAATGTGCGAAAAGACCTTTTAACCATGAAATTAATGGACCCATTCCACCAGTAGCGGCAGCAGGTGTAGCAGAACCTAGCCCTTCCATAAATCCTGTACCAGCTTTAGAAAGAAATCCTTCTTGACCTGGCATATATTGCTGTTCATACATCGGCGTTTGACCCATTTGAAGCAATTGCATCAGCATGGGGAGCATTTGCATATTGTATTGTGAACCCATAGCAGCAAGATTCTCTTGTAGGCCCGCACCTGCTTGTCCTAAGGCTCCTTGGAAAGCCGAAGAACGTTGCCCTCCTTGCCCGCCAAGTGATGTGAAGCGTTCTGCAAGAGAAGGAACTGTTTGAGTATTGAACTGCGTCATAGCTTTCTGCATTAATGGTTCGAAACTTACACCGCCTGGCATCTGTCCAGTCTGAAGACCCTTCATGCCCATTTGTCCTTCTTGGCCAAAATTACTCATTTGTTGTTTGTTATATGGTGATGTTGTCATCAATTGTGGACTATATCCTGTCCATGCATTTCCTTGTTGTTGGACCTTTTGGTACATGGGATTCATGAGTTGATTTACACTTGGCATCTTAATTCCTTAATAAAGTAAATATTCTAAAACAACATAACATATCGTAAAGTTACTACGATTGCTCGCTGTTACTATATTTACACTGGTACTATTTACATACAACTGAATATTAAACGCTCCGCTAACATCAATGTAAGGCAATGGTATATATGTCAGCCCTACTGGATCTGTAGCTACTCCATATATTCTGGTAAAAGTAGTATTCGCATCGCAGGTTATATTATGGGCCGCTGTTGTAGTTCCAGTATTTTTTAACGCACCCATATTAACAACGGTACGATATACTTGGCGAAAGTTAGATGATTGCGTAGCAGATGTACCGCTCGTAGGATTCGGAAAGTATACCTGTCCATTAACGAACTGACTTGTATCATATATCCCGGCATCACGAACATTCACCGATAATGACATGCGATTCAGATCCTGAAAGAGCCGTACAAGTAGTTCTTTGAACTCTGGCTTAGTAACATCCATAGACTTTACATGTTCAGATTCTGTATCCCAAACATTCGTCGTTGGTATATATGCGCCATATTGTGTCGGATTGGCCATGAATTCCCTTCAGGTTAAACGTTTATGATAGTCTCGATCTAACAGGCATACAATGCAAAACCATTCCTTCTAGCCAGAAATCTTGGAACGCTATTAATGTGTTAGTTATCTGCGCTTGAGATAGATATATCTCGAATTGTATACATTCACCATCAACTTGGAAATACAATGGGTGCCAAAGTCTAGTAGATGTATATTCTATAGGCACATCAGGATATGCATATGTTTGCAATACGCTTGTACCCATGAGTGTGCCAGTAGTGGCACCATCTTTTACCATAGACAATGGCGTAGCAGAAGGAGAATAATCGACTGTAAGTTCTCCTGAACTTGTTGCTAAAACACCAAAATCTATTTTAGCTATATAAACATCACGTCCTTGATCCATATATGGATTGAACTGTTTTGTAAGTATATCGATCATAGAGACTCGCGTTATACTGCCACCGCCTGAATATGTACTTGCATAACCAGGAACTGCAATCTGAATAGTATTAGAATCAACTACGGCTTGCACCGGATATATATTATCGTTGATACCTGTTACTCCCTGGCAATTAGTTATATAAATATAATCGCCATTATTATCTACTTGTGTTTGCAGAGTATGATCTATAACGGTAAGTGTTAATATATTGTTAGTACCAGTAGCTACAATGTTTGTTATAGACATTACCGGAGCATTATTAGGCGTATCAGGATCTACAATAAATACATAGCCCTGTTGATTACCTGCGATTACTTGTCTAAATTCTGATTGTTGGACTCCTGAACCCCACGTTGAATTGTTGTCGCTCCAAGGCATCGTTAATGAAGACCATGTTGTACCTAGTTGCTGCTCATAATAGCCGAACATGGTTATACAATCGTCATTAAAGGCCCAAGAATTAGTCTTATAGTTGTAAATAAGCACTTGATTAGGGTATTTAAATGTTGCAGATTCTGCAGAATTAGGGAAGGTCCAATAGACCATCTCTACATAGTAATCACGGATACCTACAACTCGCTGAACCCCTTCTGACTTGTTGGCAATCTGGAATATCTGGTCAGGAATCTTGGTATCTATACGTTCAACATTTGCGCCTGAGCAGGCATGCACACCCGTATTGCCTATACCGAGTACTGCTTTATCGAAAGGTACTGTGGCAAATACTGATTCTGCACCCAGCTCTGTATTGATTTGTTGCCATAAGAAAGGTAATACTTGGTTGCCCGTATAGGCTAGTTCCCATGTACTACGTTCGAAATAAACGATTAAGCGATCTTTAATATATTCTGCCGATACTATTGCCTCATCGGTAGCTGCATCAATATAACCACCGCCGTCAAAGCCAGTATTGTTGACCTGGATAAAGGCATTTGAATCTAATGGGCTACCGTTGTGTGAATATCTGCAGCGTGCTTTATATTGAGTATTTACGAGCGTCGGAGATCCTCCACCCGTAGTTGTCTGTTCAATAGTATTAAGCAGCACTAGGCGATCTTTAAAGGGCAATATTATCTGAGCTGAAACTATATTCTGCTGTAAAATTGCTCCATTGGCTACAATAACTTGCGGCGCGAATTGAACCCACGGCACAGCAGCTACTGCATTATAATACCACATTGGATCATCGGTTGCTGCTGGATTTCCAGAGACTGTTGCATTATAGTTCGTCACAAATAGAACTACTGCAGCATCATCAATGCCAGTCCAATTGCATGTCCAAAAGAAATCATAATCTTGCCCATGGAATATAACATTCTGCGCCACGCCAAGACGGTCCCAGCCATTGGTAAATTGATACACGAATCGAGTGTCAAATCCTATCGATGGATGATCATTTACTGGCCCTGTAGCATAGTTAGTCAATCCCATAACAGGTAGACCTGGATAGAAGAAAATAGCTGTGCCTGCTGGTATTCCTGGAATTGTCGCGGTAAATGTAGCTGTTATAGGAGGGCCCGCTGTAATAGTTATTGTTCCAGTTGCGGCAGCATTAGTAGAAAGCATGGCATTTGCACCAGCAGTTACAGTAATAACTGTAAATATATTGTCGCCAACAGATACTTGTTGCCCTGGATTAAATGTATTACCGGGCAATGCAATGGGTGCCGCTATAGGAGTTGTTCCAAGATTAATTCTAAAACGGGACAACAAAGGCGCAGTAAGTGCTCCCGTAGAACCGGTACCCATCAATCGACCCCCAAAGCGTTTACGCACTCTGCCTCGCCATACATAGGCATTATAAAGCTCAGCGAAACTTTCCTCTGGAATCTGCCAAGGTTCAAGATCCGTCCTGAGACCTTCAGAGAACGGAGCGATTAAAAATCTGTCAAAAGCCACGATATCTCCTTATACACCTACAGCAAACCAATAATAATAGGCATTATTATAAGCAGTGCCTGCATAGTTAGTTGCTTTTGCTCGCAATGTTGTATTGGTCAATGAATAAACTGCCGCATTAGATATTGCAGGCATATTAGTAGATATAACGCTTACGAATGCTGCACATTGACCATTTGCAGAAAATGGATTAGTGAAAGTTATAGTATCTATCCCAGTCCCAGAACCTTGATTTTTGCCAAATTTAACAATCAATCCACAAGGCAATGTGAGAGAACCTTGGCCTATACCGCCAGTAACTATAGAATTAACTAATGTTGTAATATCAAAATCAATTCCCGCAGCAGAATGCGCCATAATAGGATTGCCTGCCGCAGTGCTAGCCCAGAATCCTGGAATACCTGCAAAAGCAGGAGTTGGCGCTTGAGGCTGTAGTTGCACGAATGTATGTTGTCCTGCTGTTCCTGCACCGGCATTAAAATCTACATGGTTCTGATCAAATACAGTACCGATAGACTGAAAGTTGCCCTGAATCTGTCCCTGCGAAGCTGATATCTGATCGGCAGCTGCTGGAATATTTGCTATGTAAGCCATTTTATTTCCTTATTAAATGTTACCTGAACCCCAACCGAATCCACCGCTCGTTAGACCACCAGTTTGTTCAGTATATATAGTTGCAGTTCGTTCATTGGTATATTGTTTTATAGTCTTACGAATCACCAGCGATTCCTGCATCTTGAATTCTGGCATTATCTGCTGAACAGATTCCAGATCCATGCGATCTTCGAATATCTTTTTTGCTGAACCATAAGCTATATATTGCCACCATTGTTGGATATCGGGAGCTGTATTATTAGCGAGCAACACTGTAGGCAGCACATAGGCCTCCAAGTTCACTCTATATGGCTGGTCAGGAACTGGACGCAATGTGAATGTATCATCGTAATAAAGTACTGCCTGAGGTAAAGCTGGTTGATATGGAATAGTCTGGGAGTTAATTGGTGCGCCAATAGCTGGAGCTACTGCAAAAGTAATATCAAATGCTCCTGTTGTATAATTTATTGTATTAGTGCCCGCGCCTGCTGTTCCAACTAAGTTTCCTAAAGTCGCCGATACAGGTACATCATTAAGATTGCACCCGTCACCATTGATATCAACGGAACTAAACAAGACGTTGTTCTGTAATAAAGCTGGTCCAATTGTAGGATTAGGCTGAATAGCACCCGTATAGCCGCCAAAGTTAATCACTCCTGTAAAAGTTGTCGTTACGCCGTCACCAACTGCGCCAATGGATTGTATAGAATTGACCATTGGATAAATACCAAAGAATTGTTCGCGAGACTGAGTATAGAATTGCTGATATCCAGCAATATAAACTGGCTCATGAATAGATGTATATTTGTTATTAAAGTCGTAGAACGGGCTTGTAGAATCAGTAGTATTAGTACTATAGGTATCTATAAAAGGTTCAGTAAAAAAGGTAAATGTTGTTCTCAGATCAAAGAGCTGTAGATGCTGTGGAAAGTCGTAGATCAAGAATGTATTAATATATTGGTTAAGATCTGCATCTGATAATTGAGCTTCAGAAGGAGATCGGGTCAATCTTCTAACTTTTATCTTTATAGTTTCCAGTGTCGAGCTTGGTGTCGCTGTAGGTGGTAATGGCATGGCAACTCCTAATATATATATGGTGCAACATCGCGCACAGCCTGATATAATTGCGAACTTACTTCAGCCATTGGAACAGCCTGTGCTAATGTGGAGATTACAGCCGATGAAGGAACCACAAAAGCATCAAAAAAAGTTGTATCTATTGGTATAGAAAATGTTGTATCACTGAGTACAGTTATCGGGCCGAATTGCTGATTTGCTTGCACCATGCCATAATCATCTGGTATATCTAGACGGACGACGAGTCCTGTTAAGTAATTATGGGCAAAAGAAGTAGTTACTACAGCAGGAAAGCCATTGGTAATGGCGGTTATGATG